TTTCAGTATCTTCGATAAATTCATTTTTAATATTATAACCCAAGAATAAAGAATTGTATTCATCTATCCAATATTGCTCTCTTTTAAGAATAATAGAATTTTCACATTCTTCTAAAAGCTCAATGCTATGATTTAACGCACCATAGTCTCTTAAAGACTTAGATATGAGAGAAGCACATTCTATTTTTCTTCTGTTGGATATATGTTCTTTATATCTTTGATCTAGTGTCTCTCTGATTGTTTTTCCTATATAAACTTTACCAGTTATATTATTAGTAATCTTATATATTTTACCCATAATTAGTATCTCCTAATTAAACAATACTAATTATTTATAAAAAGTCTATCTTCTAGACACAATCCAGATTTAATATTTTTTTCACCTGATTCTGTAGGGAATAAATGATCTTCAGATGCAATTATCTGTTTTCCGCTTTCAGTAGTAATTTTAAACATTTTCTTTTTAGTTTTGGGGAATACATTCAATACTTCATTCCATCCAGAATTAGAAAGTATTAAGTCTCCTACTTGAATATCACTCAATTTTTTAGGTCCTTCTTTAGTGTTTACTAAAGTTTTAGGGTCTAAACAAAAACCGCTTCGATTAGTTTGCGTTGCGCTCACGATAGGTAGGTTGTGCTCGACAGCAAGACCACGAAGTTCTTCAGCAATTGCTTTAACATATAGATACGAGTTGACATTTGAACCAACCTTAAGCCTAGACGAATTACAGATGTTTAGGTAATCAACATAGATGATGTCAGGTTTAAAGTTCTTCTTGAGTTTCAACTCATTCAATAGATACCTAAAGTTGTTTGCACCCGCCGATGCAGTCGGATATTCCTTGATGATGAGCTTACCAACTGTCTTACTTTTGATCTTTTCAATCTTTTTCTCGTACACGTCTTTTGGCAAGACCGATAACTCATCAATGGCAATATTCATTAGGTTTGCATCGATTCTTTCTGCAATACGTTCCTCTGCCATTTCAAGAGTTATATAAAGTACGTTTAATCCATCAATAAGATTACTTGCAGCGCAATGACACATGAACATACTCTTACCCACACCTGTGCCTGCAAGACATATGTTGAGAGTCTTCTTACTCAATCCACCCTTGGTGATCTTATTGAAGTATTCCAGATTGAATGGGATCTTTGATTCTTTGGTATGATAAAGCTCAAACCTACGTTCCCAATCATCGACCAAGTCGTGGCCGATGTGAGTATCAAACGATACTGCTAGGGCAGTCGATAACAATTCAGGAATGGCTCCCTTGGATATGTCTACCTTATCATCACCTGAGATAAGTTGAATTGATTTCGAGATGGCGTTGAACAATGCTTGATCTTGACAGAACTTTTCAGTGTGTTCTACCAACCAAGACGAGCTTGTCTTCTTATCATTCTCAAGATCATCGATGAGTCCATTCACTTCCCTGAATGACATCTCACTAATATTGCTTTTGTTTTGTAAGTCGATCCTCAGGGCTTCCTTGCTCGGAAGATCATTATACTTGCCAACGTATTCCTGAATAAGTTTGAACGTTAGCTTTTGATTGACATCTCGAAAGTATTCATCTTTGATAAATGGTAATACCTTACGAGCATACTCTTCATTAAAGAGTAAGTTAGATAGTATCGTCTTCTCGATCGTCATTCACTTCTCCTGCATCTTCGAAACCTTGACCGTAAGAGTATTCTTTTTTGGCACATTCATCGAGAATCTTTAGGAGATCTTCAGTGAAGTATTTTTCTGGATTAGTGTTGATTTCTTTTCCAAATAACTTTAAACCATTAGGCATCTCGTACCGAGTAGATACCTTCTTGATTATATTATACTTCTCAGCTAATTCAAGTAAACCATAGTAACGATCAAGACCTTTATCATAGGATAAACGTACTTCCACCTGACCATTTTCTTTTGATAGCCTTGACTTATGCATCTTAACTTTGATGATGTTACCAACCACATCATTGTTACTATCTTTGTCTTTCTTCTTTGAAAGCATAGCAATCGTTGATGCTGCATATTTGAGACCGGAATTGTGAGTTATTAACCCATTTTCAAGAATATAATTTTCATGTTGATCAACTGTAATATCGTAAACTTTTCCAGTTCCTACTTTTTTAATTCCAATTACTTTCATAATTTTATTATTTCCTTTATTCCGTATTTTGTTAATAAATTTTCATGTTGTGGTTTACAAAGTTTTTGGCCGAGTGCTTCAGATTTACCAATATAAGTTCCTAAAAATTTGTATTGAGTAAAATATCTTTCTGTATCATCATCAAATTTAACTAAAATTGGTTGAGACCGTTTTTGTGATATAATATTTCGTGTTTGTTCATTGTGCGTTTTACCATAAAATGGATTCTTTTCACCAGTAGTTCCTTTACTGATATTAGATTTCCATTGTTTTTTCTGTTTTTCTGTCATTGTATACCAACATGGTTTACCAAACATTGGATTATTTTTGCCAGAAGTAAAAGCGCGATTATTTTCTACGATATTTTGATAAATTCTGGAATTTATCTTATACCTTTGATCATTGATATTTTTACCTAAAAACCGGATTAATGCATATGTCATACTTCTTTTTTGTGAGCCGCTCGTCATTTTTACCAAAAAACAATGTGCTAAAAAGTGTTCTCGTGGAGTTAATAATACTAAATTAGATTTATGATTACTTCCGCCTAAACTTTTTGGCAAAATATGATGAGATTCATAACAAGTCTTATCTTTTCTTTTTCTAGGCAACTGCTTTCTAGAATTCATCAACTTCATATACCAATTTGTATATTTGTTATTTAGATACATGTAAAATCTCCGGACTTTACATGTATTTATAATGCATGTACTTTAAACCACTCCCCTATTTTTGCAATGTTTGTAAATCATCTCCCACGATAATTTTTTTGGCTTCAATCCATTGATTATTGATATAAAATTTATGTTCTGGAGTACAAGTGACGCTTGTCCCGTCTTCAAAATCAATCTGTATTAATTCTTTATTATCAAAAGAATGACATTCTAATACATTTCTAAATTCACCTTCTTTAGTCATAACTAAATCATCAGTGGTGATATTTTCTATACTGATATATCCTCTACGAGTAAAAACATTGGTTCCAGCAATTAAACAACCACCTGAAATCTCATTCGTGGGTACGTATGATCCGACTGCAGCATAGACATGATTAGTTACAAGCAATGGAACTTTGACTTTGGCAAGCTTGAGAGTGAGTACACGAAAGGCAGCCTTGATGACCTGAGCTTTTGTCATGTCTCGTGTTTCTTTACCCTCGGCTGTGTCTTCCATTTCTTTAGTGGTCGACAGCAAACCAAGAGAGTCAAGCACCATCATGAATGGAGGACGATCCTTGGCTGATCTTTCATAATAATCAAGAGTCTTAAGTGCGTGTGTCCTGAATCTTTGAATAGTGTCCATCTCAGCAACGATCACACGTTTAGTGTCAATGCCACGTTCTTCCATCATCTGTCGTGTAACTGCCGCTTCTGTGTCATAATACATGACACCTGCTTCAGGATGAGCGTCGAGGAAAGACTTGACAATTCCTAGTACGAAGAAAGTCTTTCCAGTAGCCGACTCACCGGCGAAAGCAGTGATTTTATTATTAGGCACACCACCGTATATGCTCCCGCTAAGAGCAGCGTTGAGAATAAAAGAACCAGTGTCAATGCATCCACTAAACTCAGCAGAACCTTGCCCGTCAGCGACAATATTAGTGTCTTCATCTTTGAGTTGCTCACATAAGTTTTTAAGAAATGTCGTCATGTATACCTCATTTCGATCGAATATTATTTATAGAATTCCTAACTATCTCCATTATACTATCTTGCTGTTTTAAAGTAAACTTCTTTTTCTGAGTCATAGATACATTTACAGCTAACAACAACACTATAGCTAACGGATCAAACACACATACAAGCAATATGATCACAGCTCTTACTGAGCTTTCAAAATGATCTTTTGCTTTATCTCCGTATATCAGTTCAGCAATATACTTTAATGGACCTATCTCAGCTTCCATCTGACGTTTAGATTTTTGCAATTCATTTGCTTCTATCTTATAATCAGATATAGTCTTCATACTATTTTCTATCGTCTCAGTCAAATCTTTTCTTTCTTGCTTTTGCAAGTTTCTTACAGCAATGGCACCGTCTGAGCCACGGATGCGATCATTGTCTACAAGTCTTTGCACCGATTGATCGAGTTGTTTGAGTACTACTTTAGAATCATTGATCTTATCTTCTTCAAACTTGATCTTTTGTTCGATTAGTTCAATGCTATCTGTGTTATCACCTTGAGATACAGTTTGCTCGATGTGTGCTTTTGATAAGTAGCCAAAGATACCCATGGATGTGATGAACATTAGAATAAAGATTGCAATCATCAAGTAAGCTTTCATAAACTTAGGAGCTATGTCCCAGTTACTATAAAGCCAGTTGGTCGTGACTATCTTACCAAGCTCGAGAAAAGAACCCATGATTACAACTGGCCAGAAAGCTGCAGCAAATATAGTCGTCAGACCTATAATGGAGTAATATGCTGCTATGATTGAGATGGCACCTGCTGTGAACAGAGCGATTACGTTTATCATTGCTCAGCAAGTGCCTTTATCTTATTGACGAATCGTTGAATCTTTTCTTGTCGGTTGGGCCAGTAGATGTATGCTTTTTCATTGTCCTTTGATAAGTTAACAAGCAAAGGCATGATGGCATCGTACAGTTGCTTTAGTCTTCCTTGATAATATTCAGAAGTCTTATTGATCTCCTGTTCAAACTCTTGCTTGAATGCTTCAGCCGCTTTAGTTGCAGCATACTCAGCAGCAAGTGCTGCAGCATCTTCTTCTCTTTTCTTTAACTCATCTTCACTGAGTAATGAAAATCCAAAGTCATCATCAAAGTTATCTACTTGTCTCATTGAAAGAAATCCTCGATAGTGGCTATGTGTTTCTTTTCTGCGACCCAATCAATCTTTTCTAAGATTCCATTCAATGGTTCAAGGTATGCTTTTTGGAACTGCATTTCATAATCAATAAGAGACGATAGTTCAAACTCTGGAGGAAGAGTTGATGGGCAAGAAATTACTTCGATATTGTAACGATTAGGATAACGGAGATAGCAATACTTGATCTTGTCTCCGTTACTGATCATCTGGTACTTTTTATCCAACTTATGTTTTTCAACAAAGTGATTATAAATCAAAGCACCCTTTGCATGAATAGGTGTTCCCTTCTTATAGATCCCACCCCTGTCTCGATATTTATTCAATCCATTGCAACCTCGTGGAAACGCGATGTCCTCAAACGACATTGCAAAGAACTCAGCTTTGAACTGCTTGATGTATTCGATCAAGTCACTGTTGTCTTGTGTCATAATGATCTTAAGCGCCTTCTTAATCGACTCTCGGCAAGACATTGGTGTTGATGACTTGATAGCCTCGATGCCCATGATCTTAAGCTTAGGCTCAGAATACCTAACACCTTCTGAATCATACACATTTAGGATGTAGCGTTTCTTTGCAGTCCAGATACCTTTATCTGCAATCGATTCTCGCTTCATTTTCATCTTTTGTGCATAGGCATTTGTGTAGGACGAGAGTTCCTGATAACACTTATCGATATAGGGTTCAAGCTTTTCATTACAAACTTTGTCAAGGAAGTCAATGATCTTCTTCTTGTCAGTCTCATCCTTGTACACATGCTTGACCAAGTTATCAAGACATAGGTAAATTGAGTCAGTGTCAGACGCCAAAACATAGTCTTTGTTATTGGTCTTAAGCAATGAATTCAAGTATTGATTCATCTTATCTTCGATCCAACGAATCGTGACTTGACCAGACAGAGTGATGCATTCAGCCAGAGCCAATTGGTAATACCTAAAATAGGAGGTGCCTAATGCGCCGTAAGCACTGTTAAGCATGATCTTGAAAGCAAGCTGAAGATTGTTATACCTTGATATCTCTTGTTCAAGCTCGTATGACTTGTTTTCCTGATACTTCTTCTGCGCCTCGATCATCTTCTTCTTGTAAACAGTACGCATGTCATAGT